TCCCCTTCATTCCCCCTCAACGAAAGGCGCAGGCTGGGAAACTCTCGAAACCCTTAACCCTTAATGAGAGAAAAAAATGACGACAATGAGAAGCGGAATTGATTTGAGTCTAAACAGAAGTTTGGAAGAATTAGTTAGTTCGTATTTTGAGGCTCACGGAGCCGGAATTGAGTTGGATGAAGATACTCGTCCTGAAGAAATAGATGCCTACTACGCATTGGAAAATTACCTCGCAGAAATAGGAGCAATATGAGAATTGTGTTGAATGGAAAAGTTGCCAAGAATGTAACAGTTACAAAACATGAAGGCAAATATATTGGTTATGAAATACGAAACAATAACGGAAAGAAATGGTCTTTGGTTCGTAACAGACATAATGATACATTACTTGGAGTTGTAAATCACGGCTCAATGTACAATCACAAATTTCGTGGTTATGAATGGTTTACTGATTCTGTCGAAGGAACTTTACTTGGTTTAAATGGAAATTATTAATATAAACACTTGACTTCCTGATCCAGTTATGGTAAAATAGTACCAGAAAATGAGAGATTAACTAAACGAGAGATATTATGAGAAATGAAATTGAAGTATTATTAGAAGCAATGAGAGATGATTATAAACGATGGACTTATGCCGCTAAAGGTAGAGGATCGTTTTCTAATCCAGATATTGAAAAAGAGATGACCGAAAATTATTGTAATGGACTTGAAGTTACCGAAGGTAGTCGTTATTGGAAGATTACTGGTACAAGTGGTAGTGGAGCTCAAAGATCAGTTAAAGGTTTTATTTGTAAAGCCGGAGATAAAAAATTCCTAGAAGGCGATATGTTGAAGCCCGCAGGTTGGGCGGCACCCGCTAGAAACTTTGCCAGAGGCAATGTACTTACTGGCAAAGGTGTTAAAATGGTTCGTTGGACTGGGATAGGTTAATATGATAGGTAGTGTGAAAATTGTTGGAATAAGTTTTTTACTTTTTATGTTAGCTACTTATATCTCATTTCAAATGGGATGGAGTTTTTGGCATTACGAATTTATTAAGTTTTTAAGATATATAGAATTACCATACGAAGGTTGGTATTTTTTAGATAGATATATTTACAATGGAGCATTATAAGCCTAAGCGTTCCGAGTAGGGGGTGGTGGAAATGGTTCAGAGATAGTATCCGTTAGTATACGGCTCTACTAGGGGTAACTCCCCCCAATGGTGCTCTGAGGTAGGAACGTGATGTGGATTGGTTACAATCCTTTTGAATGTGAAAACACAAGGATTGTTCACGCAGGGTAGAAATTGTCTGGTCGTGAGACAACAGGATTTTGTTACTATGGTGACGAAGTACAAGGATCAATCCATGGCTTCTTTTTTTAATTTTGTTATGAGAGAAACAATGAAAAATATTATTTACAGTTTATTGATTACAACAATGATGGCATCTTGTGGAGATGCACCAGAAGAATATTCTGATTCAGATACAAATTCTTCATCTTCTAACAAACTACATTATATTGATATTTCAAATGCAAGATCAGTATTCATTAGTTCTTCCAATTCTAATAGTAGATCATCTTCAAAAGAATATGGTGGTAAAGCAGAAGATAAAATATTTAAAATTACAGATGGTGGACTTGAAGAAGTTAAATTTTTAGACTCTGACAATAAGACACATACTATTACTAAATCTCCAATAGCTATAGATGTTGTTGATGAAGATTATATAATTTTTAGTTTTGGAAGTAGTATTGATAATCCCACATCTTGTTATCTTACCAATAAAGAAACTGGCTTAGTTTATCAATTAGGAGTATCACTCCACGAAGATACTTCAGAAGCTAAATGTCCATTACCTCAAAGTAATAATTCAAAAGATAAAAAGATTTTAACAGATAATAATAGTAATTTATATTATCGTAGTTATGGATGTGGTGATGGTTCTTGTTATATTATTAATAAAGTAAACTATAGTGATCCTAAAAATATTGTCCACGAACAAATTACTAATAAAGAAAGTGTACATAATTTTGTAGTAGATTATAAAGGCAATATTTCATATAATGAATTATCTTGGATAGGGTTTGATGGAGAAATTAAATATAATAATACAGATGTAAATTTAACAAGTGGTTATTATAAACTTTATCAAGAAGATAAGTTAATACTATTTGATCCTATGGGAAATGGTAAATACTTAATTGATAATGGTAAAGAGTTAGTTACTAAAGAATTAACAAAAACTTTATTAATAAGTTTTCTTTTAGAAGTAAAATGTAAACACACTTTCGAATGTTTAACGGAGAAATAAAATGGCTAGGAAAAAAATAGAAGTAAAAAGAAAACCACTTAAGGTGAAAAAGACTCGTAAACTTTCAGAAGAACATAAAGAGAAGTTACGAGAAAGACTTGCCAAAATGAGGGCAAAGAAAAAACCGGCAGAGTATAAGAATATAGCAAAGTCTGTTCTCGCAAAACCCGATGATGATAAACTATCTTTGAAAAATGTTAAAGCATGGATTAAAGAAACTAAAGAAGCAGTATCATCACACTTAAAAAATTCAAGAGGTCGTGGTTTGACACCGCAAGTAAAACAACGTGAATTGAATTTAGCAGATAGTAAAAAAGCGTATATTAGATATATGGAACACTACTTGAAATCTGGAGATTGGATTTCCGATTTTATGGGGCCACAAGAAAACGAAAAGACAACATGGAAATGTGTCGCGATGGCATATCATTCAGATGGAACTCCAAAGCGTGATGTGGGTGTATTTTATCCAGATATTAATATGGTATGGAAATCAGATATGATTGAAGCAGATTATGTACCTACAAAATCTGAACTTCATCATCTATCAAAAACAGTTGCAATAACAGATAAACAATTTACAGCAGATTTATGATTTGTTCTTATTGTTATAAAACACAGATTGCAGTAAAACATGATGTTGGACATTGGTGGAATAATCCAGAAGATTCAGTTTATGTTTGTTCAGATGATTGTTATACTAAACTAGAAAAACTTGTCAAAGATGGAACATGGATGGATCACAAGCCAGAAGCTATCTTTGGTAAGAAGAAACATAAAAGCCCTAGTTTTGATAAACCTTCTCCTAGAGATAAGGGGCCGAAGTCAGTAACAGATAAACAATTTTCAGCTGATTTGGGAAAGTTCATGACTTGACTTTTTAAATATACATGTTATAATAAAAGATATTACAAATACCACAGGGGTAATCGTGGGGGTTTTCTCCGCCTGATTAATATTAATTAGGTACATAGACCCGTTCTCTCACCACGAAAGCAAAGTTGCTCTCCTGTGGTATTACTATATATAGAGAGAAATATAAAATATGGAGAATTATGGTTAAAGCAGTGAACATCGATGAAAGCCCAAATACTTTAGGAAACCCCCCAAAACAATCTAAGTCAGATCTTCAGATCGAAAACCCCGATGCTGATGTAGAATTTGTTGTCAATACTGATAATGATAATTTACAATTAGATGCTGTATCATCTAAAGCTATTGGTGGTACAGAATTAATGAGGGATTGGTTATTTGGAGAATTAGATAAGAGAGAGCCTGGAATAAGAGATAAGTTTCAATTCATTAGTACTAGAGTTAGAAAGTTAGAACCAAATAAACAAAGAATTCTTTGGATTCATGATTTGGCAAATGATCCAGAAGTACAACTTTTAAAAGATCCAGAAAGTTGGAAACAATTTGAACGAATAGTTTTTGTCAGTCATTGGCAACAACATCAATTTAAAGTGCTTCTAGGTTTTCCTTATGAAAAAGGTGTAGTAATTCAAAATGCAATTTATCCTATTCCAGCACATGAAAAGCCAAACGATGGTAAGATCAATGTGTGTTATTTTTCTACACCACATAGAGGAATGGAATTACTTTTGAATGCGTGGGAGTTCATGAGGGAAGAACTTAAGGAAGGATTAAATGCAGAGTTAAACATTTATTCAAGTTTTAAGATTTATGATCGTGGACATTTAGATGAACAGTTTAGACACATTTATAAACGTGCAAGAGAAATGGATGGTGTTAATTATCATGGTACTGTTTCTAATGATGATATTAGAAAGATGTTGCCTAGTCAACATATTATGGCATATCCAAGTATCTATGAGGAAACAAGTTGTCTTACTTTAATTGAAGCAATGAGTGCAGGATGTTTAGGTGTAGTTCCTAATCTTGGTGCATTGCCCGAAACAGGAGCAAACTTCCCGTGGATGTATGGTTACGAAGAAGACGCAGATAAACATTGTCAAGTACATGGACATATTTTGGGAAGAGCTATTGGACATTTTTGGGATGATGATGTACAAAATCTTTTGAAGATACAACGAAGTTATTTTGATATGTTTTATAATTGGGATTTGCGTGGTGGACAATGGTTACAATTTTTACACGCTATACAAGACACACCTGAAGTGGAACAACAAAAAGAAGCTATTCGAAAAGAAGTAGAAGAAGAAGCTGAATTTGAGATAATAGAAGATGGCTCAGTTAGTTGATTTTTCTCAAATCTTTATCGGTTCATATATGTCCGCATCCAAATTTGCTACTGTAGATATGGATGTAATTAGACCTGCGGTATTAAATACATTACGAATGTATAGAACCAAATTTGTATCTGAGTTTGGTGAATTAATTTTATGTTGTGATGATCGAAAGACATGGCGTAAAGATATATTTCCAAACTACAAGGCGTCTAGGAAAAAGACTAGAGCGGCCACTTCAATAGATTGGGATAATCTTTACGAATCTTTAAATCAATTAAAAGAAGAATTAATAGAATGGTTTCCTTATAAATTAGTTCAAGTAGAGAAGGCAGAGGCAGATGATATTATCGCTGTATTAGTAGAATTAATAAATGAAAGAAGTTTGATATTATCAAGTGATAAAGATTTTGTTCAATTACATGGTTTTAATGTTAGACAATATTCCCCTATGCAAAAGAAGTTTGTAGAAGGAGATGCTAAGTGGAATCTTCATGAAAAAATTATAAAGGGTGATGTTGGAGATGGTGTTCCAAATATTATGAGTGATGATAATGTATTTATAGATGAAGGAAGACGCCAGAAACCAATAACCAAGAAGAAAGTAGATGCTTGGTATGAACTAGATCCAGATATGTATTGTAGTAGTGAGATGTTAAGAAACTATAATAGAAACAAACAGTTAGTTGATTTGGGTGAAGTACCTTCATCAATTCGTATAAATATAACTAAACAATTTGAAACTATTGCAGTTGGTGATAGAAAAAGATTACTCACATATTTTATAAATCATAGATTGAAAAACCTTACAGAAAGTTTATCGGAGTTTTAATTTATGGCGATAAGAAGTATTCCATTAATTTTTGAAGATGTAGCAGCTGCGAATTCCATTGAGGCTAGAAAGAAAGTCTTATTGGAAAACGAATCAAATCCTCTAAAGGACTTATTAAAATATGCCTTTCATCCAGATATAAAATTTGCTCTACCTTCTGGAGAGCCACCATACAAATGTGTAGGATCTCCTGATGAGTATAATCCCACATATCTATATCCCAATATTAGAAAATTTTATCTATACATTGAAGGGGGTCATGACGGACTTACTCAATTAAGAAGGGAGTCACTTTTTATTCAGATGTTAGAGGGATTACATCCCAAAGAGGCTAAAGTAGTAATTCAAGTTAAAGATAAAAAGTTAAAGTATAGAGGTTTAACTTATAAATTAGTCAAGGAAACTTTTCCAGAAATATTACCATAATGATAGATGTAAATAAATTTGAAAATAGGATAGTTAAATTTAAGCGTATATCTGAAGGGGTTGAAAAGGTTAGTCACGCCGAAATTAGGCGTATAGATTATGATACTTCTTCAGCTATGCCACGTTCTGTCACAGCAAGATTTGTTGGGCCACCATTAAATGCAATAATGACTTTAAATTACGATGAAGAAAGAAAAACATTTAGAGGTGGATTAGGACCTGATATTATTGAATCGGATTTTAATATTGAAGAATATATTAAAGATTCTCAATTAGGTTCAGGAAACGAAACTGTTGTCAGAAGTCGCCGAAGGGGTCGAGCGAAATTCTAGGAACGTTAACCCAATAGTAAGAGGACTATGAAGAAAATTATTTTACTTCTTATTTTATTCATTGCTTCTGTTGGAATGACAGGATTTTCAGGAACATCTCCTAAAGGAGATTTCTATTACATGCATCCACAAAATACAACAACAAGTGGATTAATTGAAATAGCAGAAAACGTTATTAGTAAAAGTCTAGTAATAGACGATAAAGAAGTTACATGTATGGCAAAGAATATTTTCTTTGAAGCCGCAGTCGAAAGTACGGCAGGGAAATTAGCTGTAGCCCATGTAACATTAAATAGAGTTGATTCAAAACATTTTCCAAGTTCAGTTTGTGAAGTTGTTTATGAAGGACCACATTATACCGGAGCAAATGGTCAACTTTATCCTGTAAGGGATCGTTGTCAATTTTCGTGGTATTGTGATGGTAAAGGTGATGATCCAAGAGAAGGATCAAGGTTGTGGGAAGATGCACAAGAGTTGGCAAAATATGTTTTATTGAGATCAGAAGAATTGCCAGATATTACAGATGGTGCACTTTTTTATCACGCTAGTTATATTAATATTCCTAATGGGTGGAATAAGAAAAAGGTAACTACAAAGATAGATACACATATTTTTTATAGGCCAAATAGTATGAGATTGTAATTATGTTTTTTAGTCATGCAAGTCAGTTGAATATATTTTTTTTCGATAGTGATCCGTCAATGTGTGCATTTGCACATTGTGATGAACATATACATGAAATGATTCCTGTATACTCTCAGATATTATCTAATGCACATCACATCTTAGATCCAGAAGGTGAGATTATTGAACACATTAAACCTTTAGACCCAGGCTTTCCGAATGTTCAGATGGAAGTTCAGGTAGCTTGGGCTAAAGATGCAGAGAGTAACTATCAATGGTTACATGATCTTTGGTTTTGGATGAACAAAGAATATTGGTATCGTTTTGATGGAATGCATGAAGATTGGAATACGTTGTATAATAAGTTAAGTCATACTCCCCAAAATATTCCCGATAGTAATTTCACTTCCCCGTCCTCATTAGTTCCAGAAGAATTTAAAGAAACTAAATTAGAAGATGACTTACAAAACACTATTGCTGGATATAGAAATTTTTATCGATGGTGGGTTGATAATAATGATTGTAAATGGAGTGCTCCAGAGGGAGCAACTAGAACAGCACCAGATTGGATTATAAGAACAGAGGAAACGATAGATGCCAACGTATGATTATCAATGTTCAGAATGTGGACATACATTTGAGGAGACTTTAAAAATAGCAGATCGTAATGCGCCCTGTGAAACTCCTTGTCAACAAGATATACCTCAAACCAAACACATGAGTATTAAATGTAATGGTGAAGTAACACAAGTTATGCATGCTCCATATTTTGGTTATGATAATATAAAAACTAAACATTCACAAAATAATAAAGTTCCAAGTTGGTATACAGATAAAATAAAGGATCTTAAAAAATCGAAGAGATTTCCTGGCAATACATTATGAAAAAGTTTATACATCTTGCCAATAGACCAGAATTGTCTTTTGGAATGAGGACTGAAAATCACAATGGAAAGAGACATTATGTTACCCCTGAAGGTGGACTATATCCATCAATCACAACAGTACTTGGCGAGTTGTCCAAAGCTGCAATACAGGCTTGGAGAGAACGCGTTGGAGAAGAAGAGGCAAATAAAATTTCGGGAAAAGCTTCCCGTAGAGGAACAAGCGTACATTCTGTCTGTGAATCCTATATCAAAAACGAAGACGATTTCATTGATGGACAAACGCCCAACATTATTGAATTATTCAAAACGATTGAACCGTTCTTTGAAAGAATCAATAACGTTCACGGAGTTGAATTAGCATTATATTCGGATCATTTTGGGATCGCAGGGAGAACAGATTTAATTGCAGAGTTTGATGGTACGTTATCGATAATAGATTATAAGACAAGTAATAAGGCAAAGAAGAAAGAGTGGTGTGAAAGTTATTTCGCTCAAGGTGCATTTTACGGAGTTGCATACGAAGAACTCACAAAAATTCCTGTACCACAAGTTGTAATAATTATGGCAGTTGAAAATGAAGCACCAC